GCCCATACGACGCAACCAAGCATCGTGATAAGCGAGTTGTTCTGCTTTTTTAGATTTACGCATAATATCTCCTATTTTGTTTATAGTAACAAAATAAAAGGCATCAAGCAATCATTAAGTGGAATCTGGTATCATGTTATATACCTCTTCATCAGGTATACACTGCATAGGATACTCTATATCAACTGTGTTATATTTATTGTTTAAATCAATCTGAAAGTCTTTACTAAAACGATGTACCATGGATTGACACTCAATCTCTGTAAGAAAACCATATTGATAAACATAAAGGTCAACCAAACCAAATGCATCAGGTGTAGGATTTATTAATGCAACAATTAACCATTTCATAGTCTAAGCTCCTCATAATCTCTCAAGCAGTCTACATATCTACCATCAATGTCAGGTTTTAATAGAGCTACTACAAGATTACGAGCGCGGGCTACTTTTTCCCAACTATCATCACAAAAGATAGCGACACGGTTTCCGTGAGATGGATTAGTATGATATAAATTTGGATCATCTATTTGATAGTATACTAAATCTTCACATAACTTACCAATCAAATTAGGGTTAAATGAAAAAGTTGTGTTCGGTTGAGCAAATAGTGCGGCAAGATAAAACTCATCAGGAATATATCCCTCATCTTTCCAAGTCCATTGACCTGATGCATACAAGTCATGAATTGCTTGCATAAGAGTTGGGTCGCCAAGCCTATCAATATCACCCATACGAAGTTGTACTTCAATGATATAGTTACCTATTACCTCTACATTTACACAACCAGTATATTTATCAAGATGGGTTTCAAGCCAATTGTGAGTATATCTATAGATAGATTCTGGAACATCCATCTCTGTTACAAGTTCCCAGTAATCAAATGCTCCATGCTGAAGTTTTTCACCTCTAAAAATAAAACACTCAACCACTCGACCTCGTGCCATAATAAAGTCAAAAGAGTAGTGCTCACCCATATGGTAGGGAGACCAAAACAGTCCTGGATTAGTAATTTGCTGATATTGCTCTTCATTATGACAAACTTGTGATTGTACCGAGCCTCCCATAAGGTTTGTGATAGGTTTTACACAAACAGGATACTCAGTTGGATGAGTACCGATTGGACCATAATCTAAGTCTTGAGACTCGCATACAAACATCTTATCATAGATATGTCTATACTCTGGATAGGAGTTCCAAGCTACAGGATCAGTAGTTGGGATTAACACATCAGTATCAGATACTTTACCTGCATAGTGGGTAGGCATATTTTTGATAGGATTATAACTACTCCAGGTCATAGTTTACCTCCACAATGTGGGCACGATTTATCTTCAGCAAAATCTTTTAACATATTACGAAGTTCTTTTGCTTCTTTAAGTTGTGATTTAAGCCATACTTTTCTTCGATCACTCGATGGTCGTTCTAATTCTGTTTTAATGTTTTTTTTCATTTTTTGAAGATTATCTTCAAAAACTCCTACGAAAGCAGTAATTTTGCGTTTAGTCATCTATTTTGGCTCCTGTAATTAAATTAGTAACTGAACTAACTTTTTCTTGCTCAATTATATCAATACACATATTAGTTATCTCAATATCCTTATTTAAAAAGAACATTTTTTGTTGAAGTTTTTCAAGTTCTTGTTGATAAAACTCAAGCTCACGCTCTTTTTGTAATTTATGTTTTAATATATCAGAAAGAAGTATTATTTTATGTGTCAATGTTGTACCGCTGGAGACCAAAAGGTTGTACGACCATCATTAAGTTTTATACGCTCTACTGGGTTGCCATAAATATCTTGTGTCTGGTTATATACCATTACATGTCCTCCTCGTGCTTCTACTATTTCGTTAGGATTAGAAGCAAACCGAGTATACTTTCCATGATTATTATATAAGTCAGAATAATTACGAATAGTTGCACCCCCAGTGGAGTATGATGCCGAAAGTATTTGGCACACTGCATGATAGAGCTTTTCAAGTTCTTCATCTGTACACTCTTCTATTAATTTGTCTGGACGGATTCCTGCAAGAAAAAGAGACTCAGATTTGTAGATATTTCCGACACCAGATATTTGAGACTGATCCATAAGCCATTTAACCATTGTCCATCTGGGTTTGAGACGAGCAATACGTAAAAATTCGGATAGAGTACAAGGATTATTAAGCATATCAGGACCAATAGAATCCAGTTTTTTAAGATGATCCTTATCATCAAATATAAACTTAATAGTGCCAAAATTGCGTTGATCATTATAATATACCGCCGTATCATCATCAAAATAAAATGCAATGCGAGTATGTTTTGATGGTTGTAGTTTAAAGTTGCCACTCATACCAAGAGTAGTATACATGTAGCAGATGGGAAATAAGTCGCTAAACTCCCACCAGATAAATTTACCTTTATTATATACACCCTTTACTGGAAGATGATTATCTTCTAGTGCTATATAAAAATCAGCAAAACCTGTAGGTAAATTTTTAGTATACCTGCCAGAGATAAAATTAAGATTTACTAAAGATTTACCTCGTACAGCGCGATCTACTTGACGAGCTGTACGAGTACATTCAGGACCTTCAGGCATTAACGCATCCGAAGTTGCATAGAACGTGGATATCCCCAAACATCAATAGCAGGGACGCGAATCTTACGTTCTTTAGTATTATTTTTATCGGGATTATCTATTGTAAGCATTACACGTTTACCAGCACGCCAAGCCTTAACTTTAGCGTTCTGTTGTCCAGATGACCCGACGTAGTCACGACGACAAGCATTTACAATATTACGGGAATAGTTAGGGCGTTGACCCTGAGAAATAAAGCCTTTTGACTTACCACCTTTTTTAGCCATTTGCATCTCCATTAGTTTCGATATACATAATATATCAAAAATTATAGGAATAGGCAACTAAAGAGTAGCAGTCATTACTGCATGATTAGAGGAAACAGTTGAATTTTGGTACAAGTCTAAAAAAGTAGAGATAAACTGGTGAGGTTCGTAGTGAAAAGAACACCGTGAACACTCAACCAGATCTATCGGTTCAACTTTACCTTTTGAAAACCAAATTTCTTCTTCTTGTGAACATAGTGGGCAACTACTTCTGGCTCTCTGAATAGACATGTTGTACTTTTTTGTAATATAAATCCATAGAATGATCAAAAATACCATCGAAGATTTGTCCTTTTGCAATAGCGCGAGCACGTCCTCTCCAGCGGTCTTTAAATCTTTGCCACGAAGTCATTTTTCTAATGTTACCATGATGGTTAATATAAACTAACTGTCCATGATGACGATAAATAAATGGAAATGGTACTTTTGTTACAATGTCGTTGTTATTTACAAAGCGCCAATGCTGAATACCATCTTTTACCATTTCTTTGACGAAAACACGATTACCAACACGGGGGGAACCAAATGTATAGAGTTCATGGGCGTCTAACCGACTTGCCATAATGGTAGCTAATGCAGCTCCTAATGAATGCCCCGTACAAGTAATTGTATAACCATCGTCAAGGTTTTGTTCAGATATCCACTGAACAATTTTATCATAGACTTTATCGATAGCTTGTGCAAATCCAAAATGAACTAAACCCTTTTCTCGTGCCTTTTTTCTCCAAGCCTTTGCATCAGCCATGAGATCTTTCATTTCTGTAGGCTCAGTTCCTCTAAATACGATGAAGATTTCGTTTGCCTTATGTTTTCTGCACGCAAAAGCTTGTGTACCGTCGTTATCGAACCAAGCCCAGTCAGTAAAACCTAAGTCTTGAAGTTGTTTACTAATTGTATCTTTGTCTTGATAGACAAGATGAGCAAAGCCTGCCATATGAGCAGCTTTTTCATAATTTAAGTTCATGAGGGGAACTCCTTTATTAAATTGTTTTGAAGACAGCTACCTGTGATGGTACTCCTTCTATGTAGTATATTTTTTCAAGTTGAATTAATTCTTCTTTTTCAAGAGTCATTGTAGCATGTTTAACCCCATTTGAACCTTTATGTTCATTATCTGATTCGTGCCAATCATCATATAATAGAACTGTAGCTCCGAGTTCAACAGCCATCTTTGTGTCAGCGATAACTGATTCATATCCATGACAACCATCAATAAACGCTAAATCAAACTTTACATCTTCTAAAAGTGGTTTTGCCTCTTTACTGTCAGATGCAATAAAATTAAATCTATCTCCATATCGCTCTTTAACAGTTTTAGAGGCTGGAACTGTAGCAGGATGCTTACAAATATCAACAGCTGTAAGTTTGACAGTTTGTTGCGGATGCCATTCTAGCCACATTGAAGCAGAACATCCAATGTTAAACCCTATTTCAAGAATGTGATTAATCTCATAGGTTTCATAAACACCTTCAATAATATGTCGAAAGATTTCAGGGTCTTGTCCGTTGCAACCCCAAAATCCTTCTCCTGATTTATGCGTGTTCAATATGTAGTTTAACCAGCTCACTTAGATTTCATTTTCTTCAAAATTGCAGCTTGAAGTGCTGGTGGTAGTTTCTTTTGAGCTGGAGTAAGTCCGTCAGTCTTACGTTGCATTTTTGGTTTACCGCCGTTC